CCGTCGCCTACGTACGGGCGTAGCGGGTTTGTTCCCGCATCTCCGTTCCCGGCGTATACCCCTCCCGTGCAGGCCCCGTATCAACCGCCTGCGCCCACTCCCGTGTTTGGCGGCCCGGTTCAGCCTAGTCCCCCGGTAAATCCTCCTCCCGTGTTTGGCGGCATGTCGAGCGAGATAGACTACGGGGCCCCAGCCCCCGCGCCTGCGTTTGCTCCCGCTCCCGCTCCCGCTCCCGCTCCCGCTCCCGCTCCCGCTAGCGGGAGCAAGAGCAGCCCGGGATACGATCCGCGCCTTGGGTACGACCCCTCCAACGTCGGTGAGGGCGGACGGTAAGACATGCCCATTGCCAAGCCCCTCACACCGTTCATCATGGATGACGCCACGGACGCGGCCAACGCGGATGCGGAGCTCGTGGTCGAAATCATGGACCCGAGCGCAATTGCTATTGAGAGCGAGGACGGAAGCATCATCGTCGACTTCGAAGGCGAGATTTCTGAAGATCTGCTTGGTCCGGACCACGACAGCAATCTTGCGGAGTTCATGGACGACGCGGATCTGCAAGCGCTCGGGTCGGACCTTGTAGAAGAGTTTCTGGCGGATCGACAGTCTCGTAAGGACTGGGCCCGGGCTTATGTGCGCGGCATGGACTTGCTGGGACTCAAGATCGAAGACCGGCAGCAGCCGTGGGCCGGAGCGGCCGGGGTGTTCCACCCGCTTCTTACCGAGGCGGTGGTCCGGTTTCAGGCGCAGGCAATGGGCGAGCTGTTCCCGGCCTCGGGCCCGGTGCGCACCAAGATTCTTGGCAAGATGACGGTCGAGAAATTCAAGCAGGCGCAGCGGGTCGAGACCGAGCTGAACTACCTGCTGACGGAAGTAATGCAGGAGTACCGGGACGAGACCGAGCAGCTCCTGTTCAAGCTGCCTCTTGCCGGGTCCGCATTCCGCAAAGTCTATTACGACCCTATCCGGGAGCGCCCCGCAGCCATGTTTGTCCCGGCCGAGGACTTTGTGGTGGCGTACGGCGCTGCAGACCTCGACACCTGCCCGCGATTTACGCACGTCATGAAGAAAACGGCCAACGAGGTCGTCGAGCTTCAGGTCGCGGGGTTCTACCGAGGGGTCGATCTGCCAGATCCGACTCCGGACCGTACGGATATCCAAGAGAAGTACGACGAGCTGGACGGTGAGACGGCGGTCTTCGACTCTGACGACCGATATACGCTCTTGGAGATGCACGTAGACCTCGATCTGCCCGGTGAACTGGCCGATCCCGACGGCGTGGCGCGTCCCTACGTGGTCACTGTGGACAAGACGTCCCAGACCGTCCTGTCGATCCGCCGAAATTGGTATGAGGACGACGAGAAGCGCCGCAAGCGGCAGCATTTCTCGCATTACCGCTATCTCCCCGGGCTGGGGTTCTATGGTACGGGCCTGATCCACCTGATCGGCGGGCTTGCGAAGTCGGCTACCTCCATTCTGCGCCAGCTGATCGACGCAGGCACGCTGGCAAACCTGCCTGCGGGGCTGAAAGCGCGCGGCATGCGGATCAAGGGCGATGATACGCCGCTTATGCCGGGTGAGTTCCGTGACGTAGACGTCCCCGGAGGAGCCATCCGCGACGCGATTACGTTCCTTCCATACAAAGAGCCGTCCGGGGTTCTGTATCAGCTCCTCGGGAACATCGTGGAGGAAGGGCGGCGGATCGGGTCCGTGGCGGACATCCAAGTCGGAGACATGAACGCGCAAGCGCCCGTCGGTACCACGCTGGCACTCATGGAGCGGTCCATGAAGGTCATGTCTGGCGTGCAAGCGCGCCTGCATGCGGCCATGAAAAAGGAACTGCGCCTGCTTGCCCGGGTCGTGCATGACTACATGCCGTCCGAGTATGCCTATGAGATGGACGGAGACTTCGACCGGGTACAGGACTTTGACCAGCGCGTCGATGTTATCCCGGTGTCGGATCCCAACGCTTCCACGATGGCGCAGCGGATCATGCAGTATCAGTCGGCGCTTCAGCTGGCGCAGCAGGCTCCGCAGCTGTACGACATGGGGAAGCTCCACCGGCAGATGCTGGAGGTCCTCGGGATCCAAGACGCGGACGACATCATCAAGCTGCCGGACGAGATCAAGCCGAAAGACCCGGTCACCGAGAACATGGCGCTCCTCAAGCAGGAGCCGGTCAAGGCCTTTGCGTACCAGAATCACGAGGCGCACATCCAGACCCATATGGCGGCCATGCAGGATCCCAAGATCATGCAGCTGGTTGGCCAGTCGCCGTTTGCGTCGGCTATTCAGTCTGCGATGATGTCGCACATCACCGAGCACGTCGCCTTGATGTACCGTAGTCAGGTTCAGCGCAAGCTCGGGGTGGAGCTGCCTGATCCGGAAGCGCCGCTTCCTGATGACGTCGAGTTCGAGCTGTCGGGGCTCGTTGCGGAAGCCGCACAGAAGCTGCTCCAGCAGGACCAAGCCGAAGCGAAGCAGGCGGAAGCCAAGAAGCAGGCCGAAGACCCCCTTACGCAGATCCAGCAGCGCGAGCTGGCGATCAAGGAGATGGAGCTGAAGCACAAAGTCGAGATGGACAAGGCCAAGCTGGAGCTGGAGAAGACCAAGGCTACGGAGAACGCCGACCTGCAGGAGCTGCGTATTCGGTCCGAAGATCGACGCGCCGGGGCGCAGCTTGGGGCACGGTTGGCGGCCGAACTGGACCGGGCGCAGCGCAAGGACAAGCTGGAGGGGGCCAAGATCGGGCTCGCTATCGCCAAGGAGCTGAACGCGGACGCCGTAGCGGCTACGAGCGCGCTGGATAAGGGCAGGAAATGAGTCGGGGCGACTTCGAGCTGGACATAATCGCCTACCTGCAGCGAACGGCCGGGGAGCATAAGGCATCCATAGAGGTGTTTTTGGCTAATGGCGGCGCGCAAACACCGGAGGCGTACTGGCAGAGTGTGGGAAAGTACTCCGCGTGGAACGCAGTACTCGACGAGCTCGCCACTATCGAAAAACAGTATATTGCACAGTAACGTGGTTTTTGGTTAGTATCTGTGTATTCGTGAACGGTTCACGCAAGGTTCTGTGGTCCTCAACCGCTGCATAGGTATAGAATGTACGCTACACCAAACACTGATGACCCTACGTTGGGCGATGCTGCCCTGCAGGCCAAACTACCCAAACCGACAGGGTACCGCCTGCTCATTGCGATCCCGGAGATCAAGGAGAAGACCGACGGCGGCGTGTTCATGCCGGACGGCCTTCGGTCGGCCGAAGAGACGGCGTCCATCATCGGGTTCGTCTTGAAAGTTGGTACTGCGGCTTACGCAGACCCCACCCGATTCCCCGATGGAGCATGGTGCAAGGAAGGCGATTTCGTCATCTTCCGTTCCTACTCCGGCACTCGGTTCAAGGTGCACGGGAAAGAGTTTCGCATCATCAACGACGACACCGTAGAAGCGGTGGTTTCTGACCCACGGGGGTACACACGCGCATGACTGACGACATCAACACGGGCGAAGACACCGCCGTGGACGACATGAACAACGCCGTTCTGGCTGACGATAGCGACTTCGACGTCGAGATCGTGGACGATACGCCCGAGAAGGATAAGGGCAAGCCCCGCCGCGCCGAGGGCACCGATCCGCAGATCCCGGACGACGACGAAATCGCGCAGTACGGGGAATCCGTGCAGAAGCGCATCAAGCAGCTTCGCTACGAGTACCACGAGGAGCGGCGGGCCAAAGAAGAAGCCGCACGTGCTCGCGAAGAGGCTATCCGGTACGCCGAGTCGGTGAATCAGGAGAACCAGCGCCTGCAGCGGATTCTGTCCGAGGGCGAGGGCGTCCTCGTGCGGGAATCTAAAGGCCGCCTCCAAGCCGAGCTCGACCGTGCGCGCCGAGCGTACCGCGAAGCGTACGAAGCTGGGGACACCGACAAGGTGCTCGAAGCCCAAGAACAGATCTCCCAGTTGCAGCATGAGCGGATCCGGCTGGAGTCGTATCGCCCGGCTCCGCAGCAGCAGCAGCAGCAGCAGCAGTATCGGCAGCCGCCGCAACAGCGACCTCAACCGCAGGCCCCTGCCGTCGCGACTCCTCCTCCGGAGGCGCAGGCGTGGGCGGCCAAGAACACGTGGTTCGGCCGCGATGAGGAGATGACCGGATTTGCTCTGGGCGTTCACGAGCGCCTCGTGAAGAGCGGCGTTGCGCCGAACTCGCCAACGTACTATACTCAGATCGACGCCGCGATGCGGAAGCGTTTCGCGGACAATTTTGGCGACGACACGGTAGAGGTTAGCGTACCGTCCGCTCGTCCGTCAGGTAACGTGGTAGCTCCTGCGAGCCGAGGCTCGAAAAAACCGCGCCAAACTGTGCAGCTGACCAAGTCCGCAGACGATATCAGAAAGCGGCTCGGACTGACTCGCGAGCAATACGCCGCGCAACTCATGAAGGAACGCACCTATGGCTGATCGAACTCCCCGAGACCTCAACACGCGCGAGCATACGCAGCGCAAGAAGGGCTGGTCGCGGCCGTCCATGCTTCCGACCCCCACGCCCCGGGCCGGGCTCAAGTTTCGTTGGATTCGCACTTCCCTGCTGGGGAACAGCGACAACCCCAACGTCTCGTCCCGATTCCGGGAAGGGTACACGCCCGTGAAGGCGGCAGACTTTCCGGAGCTCAAAGTCATCCCCGACATCGATTCCCGGTTCAAGGGCAACATCGAGGTCGGCGGCTTGATGCTCTGCAGTATCCCCACCGACGTCGCGCAGGAGCGCGTTGATGGTCAACTCCACCAAGCGGCGAATCAGATCGACGCGGTTGACCGGAACTACCTGCGTGAAAATGATCCGCGTATGCCCGTGCTTCGGCCCGAGCGCTCTACGCGCACCTCGTTTGGCAAGTGAGCAGACTCACCTGATGTCTGTGATCCCGCCTCTGGAAACCTGTAGATAGAAGGAGAAGGCAAATGTCTTCCACTGCTGCTCCCTTCGGTCTGCGCCCGATTGGTCGTCTGGACAACGGTTCGCAAGAAGTGTTCCGCCAGTATCCCATCGCTTCGGGCTACGCAGCGAATGTCGCCGTTGGCGACATCGTTCAGCTCGTTGATGGTGGTACCGCCACGACCATTCAGAAGCAGTCCGGCACCGGAGACGCCACCACCGCACTCGATATGGTGGGCGTCTTTGTTGGTTGTTCGTATACGGACCCCAACACCAACCAAGTCGTGTACAGCCAGCTCTGGCCGACCGGCACCGTCGCGTCTGACGCGATGGCGTATGTTGTCGATGACCCGAATGTTCTGTTCGCCATCCAAGCGGATGGTGCGCCGACCAACACGGGCGACATCTACGGCAAGAACGCGCTGCTGGTTCAGACCGCACCGAACACTTCGCTGAAGATTTCGCGTGTGGCGCTGGATATCTCGACGCTCGCCACCACCGCTACGTATCCGATCCGCGTGATCGACTACCTCGGCGGCGACAAGGGCGACGAGAAAGGCACGTCCTACCCGATTCTGGTGTGTAAGTTCAACAACCACCAGCACACTTCCACCACTGGCTCTTCGTAAGGAGGAATGAGAGATGGCTATTTCTCGCGCACAACTCCTGAAGGAGCTTCTCCCGGGTCTGAATGCCCTGTTCGGTCTTGAGTACAAGAAGTACGAGAACGAGCATTCGGAGATCTACGAAACCGAAAACTCGGAGCGCAGCTTCGAGGAAGAGGTGAAACTCTCGGGCTTCGGCGCTGCGCCGGTCAAACCCGAAGGTTCGGCGATCTCCTACGACAACGCGCAGGAGTCCTTCGTCGCTCGTTACAACCACGAAACGGTTGCAATGGGCTTCTCCATCACCGAAGAGGCGATGGAAGACAACCTGTACGACTCGCTCTCGGCGCGCTACACCAAAGCGCTGGCTCGCGGTATGGCGTACACCAAGCAGGTCAAGGCAGCGTCGCTGCTGAACACGGGCTTCGACACCTTCAACTCTGGCGATGGCGTCACCCTGTTCAGCACCGCGCACCCGACTGTCGCTGGTGGCACGAACGCAAACCGTCTGGCTACCGACGCCGACCTGAACGAGACCTCGCTCGAACAGGCTGTTATCGACATCGCTGCGTTCGTGGATGAACGCGGCCTGCTGATCGCAGCCCGTCCGCGCAAGCTGATCGTTCCCCCGGCCCTGATGTTCGTGGCTACCCGCCTTCTGCAGACTGAACTGCGGACCGGCACCGCCGACAACGACATCAACGCGCTGAAGTCGAACGGGTCGATCCCGGAAGGCTACCGTGTCAACCACTACCTGACCGATGCGGACGCCTTCTTCATCACCACCGACGTTCCGAATGGCATGAAGCACTTCGTGCGTACCGCCATGCAGACCGGGATGGATGGGGACTTCGACACGGGCAACGTCCGCTACAAGGCCCGCGAGCGCTACTCGTTCGGTGTCTCGGACCCGCTCGGCATCTTCGGTTCGCCGGGTGCCTGACGGAGTTCTGTACTCCCACTGGAAAGGCCCGCCGAAGCGGGCCTTTCTTTTTGTCTTGCGATGATGTACCGTCAGCGAAAGGGCCTCACTCAGCCATGCAGACAGGACTACGCCCTTCCTGACGTTGCATAGACTGTATGGCGAATCCTTGTGCAAAGGGTACTACAATGGCTTCGACTACTTTCTCCGGCCCGGTAACTTCGACCGCTGGTTTCATCTCCGGCTCTGGCTCGCTGGTGTCGGCCACGGCCGCCACGCTCACCTGCACTTCGGCGTCTCACGCTGGTCGGACGGTCGTTCTGGACCGTGCCGCAGGTATTGCGGTGACGCTTCCCGCTGCGACCGGCTCCGGCAACAGCTACCGCTTCTTTGTCGCGACTACGATCACCTCGAACTCGACCACCGTGAAAGTTGCTGACGCGACTGATATCATGGCGGGCGTCGCCATCGTCGCAAACGACAGCGATGCCTCGGCTTCGATCTTTGAGACGGCCGCCGACAGCGACACCATTACCTTCAACGGCACGACCACTGGCGGTGTCAAGGGCGCTACTATTGAGCTGCAGGATGTCGCCTCGAACCTGTGGTCCGTCCGCGTCGTTGGTGCTGCAACCGGCACCGAGGCTACGCCTTTCTCGGCCACCGTGTCGTAAGGGGGCTGAGTCGTGGGTAACCTGAACAGCAAAGTCCAAAACAATGGAGCGGCAAAAGCCGCTCCTGTAAAGCCTGCGGCGAAGAAGGCCTCTGCAAAGAAGGAGGGCTAATTCATGGCTGACGAATATGATGTCAACTCTAAGCGCCTGACTGGTACAGGCGCGGTCTCCATTGGCCGCGCTCGTATCCGTCAGGCAGTCACGACTGTGTCGGGCGCGGGGCGCTTGACGCTGACCTCCGGTAACGGCGGGGCAACGAAGATCGACTTGGATTTTGCGGCGGCAGGTACATACGACATCTTCATCCCCGGAAACGGCGTCCTCTTCGAGGCCGACCCGTATATTTCGGCGGCAACAAACGTCACAGCCGTGACTTTGTTCTGGTCGTAAGGAGCACTGAATGGCTCGGGAAATATCATCCATCTCTCGGTTTGGTCTTACCGAGCCATTCGAGCTTCAGGTCGCTCGTGGGCAGATCACTGGCCACAGGTCTGTTGTTGTGTTTGGGTATAACCCGGACGTAGACACTACTCGTGTTACTGTGTGGCCGTACACTGGAATCATCCCGCTGCCTGCAGCTGCGCTCCAGATGAAGGTTAGCTCCTCGAGCGCCAACGACACTGCCGCAGGAACAGGGGCGAGGACCGTCTATGTGGCTGGCCTTGATGCCAACCACAACGAGATTGAAGAGATCGTCACCCTGAACGGCCAGACAGCCGTGCTGACGACGCAGTCGTTTCTCCACGTCAACAACGCCTATGTTGCCACCGCAGGCTCGGGACTTTCCGCTGCCGGAGACATCTACTTTGGCGATGGGGTTGTGACAGCCGGTGTTCCTGCTACCGTCTACGACCTCATCAAGTTTGACTACAACCAGCGCATCACCGGAAGCTACACAGTACCCGCAGGATATACCGCATATTTGGCGCAGGGACTATTCTCTGCGGGACAACCGGGCGGTTCGGCGCAGGTTGTTGGGAGGCTTCTTACTGTGGGAGTAGACGGTATTCGCCGCACTGCAGCAATTACCACGGTCAACAACGGCGTTTCGGATTACACCTTCGAATATCCGCTTCGAATCGCTGAGAAAACGACCATTGAGGCGACTGCACAGGGAAGCTCAAACAACAACGAGGCTTCGGCCATGTTCATTCTGCTGTTGGTGTCAAATGACTGAAAGTAAGAAGGATCCGCGCCTCGCTCGCGCTGGCGTCTCCGGCTACAACAAGCCGAAGCGCACGCCAAACCACCCGACCAAGTCGCACATTGTGGTCGCCAAACAAGGCGATCAGGTCAAGACTATTCGGTTCGGGCAGCAGGGCGTGAAGACCAACCAGACTGCAGGCCAACGCGAAGCGTTCAAGTCGCGCCACGCCAAGAACATCGCCAAGGGCAAGATGTCCGCTGCCTATTGGGCCGACCGCGAGAAGTGGTCGCCTAGCAAGACAAAGTCGCCCTCGAAGAAATGGGTCAAAGGATCATGATCTCCCGATCCAGCATGAGCAACCAGATATGGGGAAACAAGATGCCACTCACAGCCAAAGGCAAGAAGATCAAGTCCGCCATGGAGAAGGAGTACGGGAAGGAGCGCGGCAAGCGCGTCTTTTACGCCTCCGAGAACAAGGGCACGATCAAAGGTGTGGCCAAGAAGATGGGGGGCGGCCGCATGGAGGGGTACCACCGAATGCCCGACGGCCGCATGATGAAAGATTCCGCCCATAGGATGGCGGGTGGCGGTAAGGTTACCCGGGGTGATGGCTGCTGCATGCGCGGGAAGACCCGAGGAAAGGCATGCTGATTTAGTCATGGGCCGCACAAACGAGAAGCTGTGGGAGAAATCCAAGGCAGAAGCCAAGGCCAAGATGGGCGGCAAGCACTCTGCTCGTGCCATGCAGCTTGCCGGTAAGATCTACCGCGAAAAAGGCGGGGGGTATACGGGCGAAAAGACGGCGGCCCAGAAGTCCATGACGAAGTGGACAAAGGAAGACTGGGGGACAAAGAGCGGCAAGCCGTCGGGCAAGACCGGAGAGCGCTACTTGCCGAAGAAAGCGCGTGACGCGCTTAGTGCTGCAGAGTATGCTGCGACTACACGGGCCAAGCGCGCAGGCACCGCCAAGGGAAAGCAGTTCGTAGCGCAGCCAAAGCGGATTGCGCGGAAGACCGCCAAGTTTAGGAAGTAGCCCATGGCCGTAGTTACCCCCGATATGCCGGACCTCTTCGAGGAGGCCTATGAGCGCCTTGGGCTTGAATTGCGGTCCGGGTATGACCTCAAGACTGCGCGGCGCAGCTTCAACCTGCTGACGCTTGAGTGGCAGAACCGAGGCCTGAACCTCTTCACCATCGACTCGGGCACGCAGGTGCTTACCGCCGGTACGGCGACGTACACGATGCCCAACGATACTATCGACCTGATCGAACACCAGCTGCGTACCGGCACCGGCACCAACCAGATCGACACCAATCTGGAGCGGATCAGCGTATCCACGTACGCGCAGCAGACCAACAAGAATACGCAAGGGCGACCCACGCAGATCTACGTACAGCGGCTAGCCACGTCGACGACTGTGACGCTATGGCCAGTGCCGGATTCTACGCAGACCTACACGCTGCTTTATTATCGCCTCAAGGGCATCGACGGAATTTCGTCGGGTATCGGCACCACGGCCGCTATCCCGCCGCGCTTTGTGCCTGCGCTGGTGGCCGGGCTCGCGTACCAGCTTGCGGTGAAGAAGAAACCGGAGCTGGCAGGCATGCTGAAGCAGGAGTACGAAATGCAGTTCGATCTGGCTGCCGGGGAGGACGAGGACCGTTCGTCGGTCAGCTTCGTCCCGTTTAACACGTTCCTTATGGGGTAAGTATGGCGTACGCATCCGGGAAAAAAGCGTTCGGCTTCTGCGACCGTACCGGGTTTCGGTACCCGCTCGCTGACCTTGTGTGGGAGGTTCAGAACGGCAAACGTACGGGCTTCCGCGTTGGCCGCGACGTCGTGGACCCGGATCAGCCGCAGAACTTTCTTGGGCGCGTCAAGATCAACGACCCGCAGGCGTTGAAGGACCCTCGCCCCGACGCGTCGCTCGCTGAGAGCCGCCAGCTGTGGGGGTGGAATCCCGTTGGGAATCCGGCCCAGTATATGGTAGCATCTGTCGGAACCGTCACAGTAACCACCTCGTAGGATACGAACCATGGCAATGAAAACCTCGGCACCCAAGAAGTCTCTGCGCCCGAAGGCGCGCCCTGCCGACCTGATGGAGGGCGAGGCCGTCAAGCGCGGCGACAGCACCAAAGAGCGGGAAGTCCGCGAAGACGCCCCACTCAAAAAGATGGCCGGTGGCGGCATGTGCCGGGGCATGGGTGCGGCCACCAAGGGCGGCAAGTACCGTATGGGGTAATGCCAGATGAACTACGCGGAACTTACACAGGCCCTGCAGGACTACACGGATAATCAGGAGACGACATTCGTCTCCAACATCCCTACGTTCATTCGGCAGTCCGAGCAGCGTATCTTCCGTAGTGTTCTGATTCCCGAGCTGCGTAAGAATGTGACTGGGACGACCGCCACGGGCAACCGGTTTCTGGCGCGCCCCACGGACTTCTTGGCCCCGATCTCGCTTGCTATCGGTACCGGGGGCGTGCCGGATACGTACCTTATCGAGAAGGACGTAAACTTCATCCGTGAGGCGTATCCAAGCGCTTCCAGCACCGCCGAACCCAAGTACTATAGCGCGTTTGACGGTGACGCCTATTCTGGTGGCGCGGAGACCAGCCCGGGGTATTTCCTTCTAGGGCCGACTCCCGATGCCGATTACGCGGTGGAGCTCCATTACTACTACGATCCTCCGTCGATTGTGGACACCAGCACGTCGTGGCTGGGCGAGAACGCCGACACTGCGCTTCTGTACGGAGCGCTTATCGAAGCCTACACGTTCATGAAGGGCGAAGCCGAGTTGCTGACTCTGTACACGACCCGGTACCGCGAGGCGCTCGACGAGCTCGCTAACGTCGGTGTGCGACTGCGTCGTGACGACTATCGGGGAGGGGCTTTGTGATGCAGACGCCTACTATGGGTATGGGGTTTTCAGACGGTTTTGCGGTGTCGGTACAGACCACGTCCGGGCGGGGTTTCACGCCGGAAGAGATTGCCGACCGCTGCACAGACCGGCTGGTTTCCGTAGCGGACACCGCGCCTCCGGAGATCCGGGAGCAGGCACGGGCGTTCAAGGAGCACGTACGTGTCGTGGTCGCCTTCTATCTGAAGGAGGCGGTCAAGAGCGACCGGACAACCGTATATAATGCCATCATGGATGCAGGCCACCTTGAGCTTGCCGATCTGATAAGGAGACTCTGACATGGCTTTCACTGGCAACTTTATGTGCACGTCCTTCAAGCAAGAACTCTTGCAGGCCCAGCACGACTTCACGGCAAGTACTGGTGACACATTCAAGCTTGCGATGTACACCAACAGCGCATCGTTCACTGCTGCAACCACTGACTATACAACCTCAAATGAGGTTAGTGGCACTGGCTATACAGCAGGCGGCGGAACCTTGACGAACATCACGCCGACGACATCAGGCACGACTGCTTTCACTGACTTCGCGGACCTGACGTTCTCGACTGCCACCATTACGGCGCGTGGTGCGCTGATCTACAACACGACAGCTGGTGCCAGCACTGGCACGACAAATGCCGTTATTGTGTTGGATTTTGGTGGAGACAAGACTGCGACGGCAGGTGATTTTACCATCGTGTTCCCAACTGCTGACGCGAGCAACGCGGTCATTCGGATTGCCTAATGGCTGATATCATCGTCCCAACCGGCGGATGGTCCCGCTTTGGTTGGGGCGAGATGCCTTGGGGTCAGACGGACCTCCCTAAAGCCACAGGCAATGTTGGCTCTGTTTCCGTTATTGCCAAAGAAAATGTCCCCACCACTGGGCTATCCGCAACAGGCGGTGTCGGCGCGGTAACGGTCGTTGCCGAAGACAATGTCCCCACCACTGGGCTATCCGCCACAGGCGGTGTTGGCGCGGTAACGGTCGTTGCCAAAGCAAATGTCCCCACCACTGGGCTATCCGCCACAGGCGGTGTTGGCGCGGTAACGGTCGTTGCCAAAGCAAATGTCTACCCTGATGGTCTTTCCGCCACAGGCGGTGTCGGCGCGGTAACGGCCGTTGCCAAAGCAAATGTCCCCACCACTGGGCTATCCGCCACAGGCGGTGTTGGCGCGGTAACGGTCGTTGCCAAAGCAAATGTCTACCCTGATGGTCTTTCCGCCACAGGCGGTGTCGGCGCGGTA